CCAACCTCAAGTCGATCAGGAACTTCAATGCCGCTCAGAACAAGTGAACCAAGCGTAACTGGAGCAGATGCGCCTAAACGACCAATGGAACCAATGACGTTTTCAATTGCAGAGAGCGTTACACCCATTGCAGCCCTCCTCTAAAATCATCCAATTCCAATGCTGCGTCCAGGATATTGGGGAAATTGAATTTCATCGATGCCTCCCATTGCGCGGCGCGCGGCAAGACGCGCCATTTTTCCAGAATCGCAGGCTTCTCTGCGCTTTCCCTTATCGAAAAACGGCATTTCTAGCCTGGAAAAATGAGACGGCTGGGTTGGGTCATTTTCTTCAAATTCAGGCTGCCGTACCCGACCCATTTTCTCGAACGATATTGGCCGGAATTGGGGTGGGACTGCTGAACAATTTTCCAGCCCTGGCATGCTTATCTTTACGGCTGGAGCAGACCTGGTATCAATTGCTCGGTGCCGTATTTCAGGACGAAATATACGTCCAGAAACTGACATATCTCGAGGAAAAACATGAAGTGTAGAGTTACTATGCGATACGCGCATGTTTTCGGAAAAAGAACCTGCCGCCACCGAATTTTTGCGCGCTTTTCTAAGCTTAACGGAAGGTTTTTTGACGCCAACTGCCTGCATATTGTTACGATTTTTCTGCAAGACAGACCCGCCAGACTTCTGCGATTTAGTCTGCAAAAAATGTATGAAATTTTCTCGCCGTGCCCGTATTTCAAAAAACTGGTTTTGATTTCGTCCAAATCTGAAAGCACTTTCCGATTTGTTCTCGAAATGCGTTCCGGGACTGCCTTCCGGAAAGATATGGCTCTTAACTGACGCCCGTCGTGGCATCGAATAAGGCCCCAAATTTTGTTTAAAAGCGATACTTCTTTTTTGGTAGTTCTTCACAAACCTGATCGCGGGAATAACAGATTTTCCTACCCCTCCGGAAGACTGCCGCAAGACATTCCGAGACAACAACCTTCCAGATGAAAGAATATCTCTCCACAATTTATCCGTATGCATGCTTATTCCCGGTACTGTCTTTGGTCCCAGTCAAAGACATGACCTTCCCGCTCTGCCGTCACAACACACGCAGCCATCCGCCTTGCGCGAGACCACGACTTCAACAAATTCCATGGCACCCCATGCTCCAGAAGGTAAAGCATCTCCTGAAACGCAGAGTGCCTACTCAGTTTTTTGCTGTAGCGACCAACATCTCTTCATCAGTATCCTGATGAAAACATGGATAAAGCACTGCAATTCCACCTTTACCGATACGGCGCGCCAGATCACGAATTTCTTTTTTCGTACCCGGCATCTGCACTGGAACACCGTCGATAGCCGTAACTGAACAGATCATTTCCGCATAGCCCAGCCATGCAGCAGCCGAAGCACCCGTCACAGCAGAGCCTGCCGCCTCAATCAGATCCAACATATCTGCAGGATCGATCTCTTTCAGAGAAAGACACCGTCCATCAGCAAGACGAACTTCTTTCGGAAGGATATTCATGAAATCTTTGCCCTCGTCGATGCAAAGAACTGCACCGTTTGATGAACCATCTGATCCGACTGCCAGGCATCATTTTTCAACTTGATGGACACGTTCGTGTATTCCCATGTACTTGTCGTGCCATCAGGCTCTGTCACATACTGGTAAATTGTACCGCTCCCAACCGTTCCAGCATTCCAGTAAGCAGCTTCAATAGCAGCAACCAGATTGTCCAGCGCCGCACTCGCACGTGCAATCTGAAACGAACCACGCCAGCCATTCGGAACATTGAACTCGACCGGCATGCCATTAAGCGGACTTGCTCGCAGAGCATGCGTCTCCTGTGATGCCCCGAAAGACGTGACATCACGCAAATCAACCCGCTGGCCGTTCCAAAGAACTGTAATCCGGCAGTCACGACCAATACTGTAAGGATTTGCCATGCTCAGACGCTCCCGCCCGCAGTCGTCACCGTCACGGAGGTGCCGCCCTGCAAATTCACCACAAATTTTTCATTGATGCCCTGGTACCGCACAGCCACGTCAGCCTGCACATATCCCAACGCAGTCCGCGACTGGGGATTATTCGAACTATCGCAAACAACGCGGTAAGGCAGTTCAGAATTCTGAACCCCCAAAATACCTTGAGACAACAAGGACGACAGAAAACCCAGCAAGGTCGAACGAATGTCGGAAAAGAGCGTATCATTCACCACTTGTCCGACATACGCTCCCATGCCACCAGCAAGGGATGACGCAATATAATTGGTCAGACGGGTATAATTGTCTCCATTCACCGTCGCTTTACTTGACGTATTGTGCCCACACCGTACTGCCCAGTAAGTCCCGCCCGGCGCCGGATTGCAGATAACATCGATCCCGGCCGTAAATAGTGTGGACAATTCGGCCATGGAATAGGTTGCACTGCTCCCCCCTAACCCTGCCTTTTGGCTTCCGACAATACCCGAAAGTACTTTGTTCAGGCTCGACTGTTCAGGTGAAAGTGCAGAAAGAATGCCTGCAGCAAATGCCTGGGGGCTGACAAGCATCATGCCATTGACGTCATCGTTCCACCAGATCCAGTCACCAAACATCAACTTTACAGCCGAAGAATCCAGACCACTGGCGGCTTTGACGGACACTGCATTGCTTACACTGTCATATGCAGGGCTTGCCGCCACCATATAGACCCCTTCACCGAGGCCAAATGCCGCCTGCGACGAATAGGACGCGCTATCTGTCACGCCATGAAGGGTGGCAACAGCACATCCCTGCCCCCTCAGGGCATACATACCCGTCCGAACAATATCGTCTTTCCCAAGAAAAGCTGCCGTATCGGGCGCCCCACCATCCAGTCCGCCAGACAACGTAACGCTTCCAGAAACTGGATCAGGAACTGCATCTGGCAAATGGATCGTCACCAGAGCTGACAGATCCTGCGCGACAGCGGCTTCCAGGATGTTCCATGTCGCACCTGAATAACTTGCCGCTCCAAGAGCCGGATGCGAAACTGCCAGCCCATAACCTGCCCCTGTTGCAGTCAGGGTCACAACGATAGCATTACCACCAGTTCCGGTATGAACAGCACTGAGTGTAACGCCTCCCAAAGAGGCCGTTGCGTTTGCATCCGTTCCATCTGTTACACGCACGACAACAAACGATGACGCCCCTTGCAGAGCCGCAATATTCACAGCCAGCCCTGCATCCGTCGCTTTGTTCTGCTTACTCCCAAACGCAGAGAGATAATCACTCATGCCACCCACTGGCACCGGAAGCCCTACCGGGCCCCATCCTGCCGTTCCAACGATACCCAGTTTCGATGACGAGGCACCCGTCAGTCCCAGCGACTGTGGCTGCGCAATCTGTACATAAAGGTTAGGAACCGTAAGCGCAGTCGTATTCAGCGTACCCGCCTGATAAACCAGAGACATCCGGCGATATTTCCTTCCAGAGAAAAGTATATTATTCCGAATAAGGAACAAATTACCTTTTTCTATTGAATTGATTTTATTTTAATTGGCCTGACAGACGACAGTCCCAAACTGATTGACCATCATTCCCGGATATGAATTCTGAGCTGCCTGAGAAGTTTGTACAGCCTGCATGGCCTCAAGAGCATGCAGAACCACACCATTATCAAAAGCAGGCTCGATTACGCCGAAGCTGCTAGTTTGATCACCAGCAGAAACAGCACCGGCCCCAAACATCATGTCAGACGACCACTGAACCTGAAGGGTGTCAAAAACCAGATCGTACAAATAATCCCGTCGATACAATGCCTGATTTTGCATCGTATCAACGTCCTCAACACTTACGAACCTAAGCTGCGCCTGCCGACCATCCAACGTGGAAATCCAGCTCTTCTTAGCCAGTTCCGTATCCAGAAACTGTCCAAGCGTATCCCGAACACCAGAATCAGCCGTCCAGAGCGAAACCCTATACCGCTGATTCTGTCGGCGATTCACCCTTACGGACTGGCCATAACCAACAACGTTTCCGGCTAAATTAAGCCCCGGAACCTGCACAGAATTTCCGTCTGCAAGACCTTTTGGGAGTTGCCCGGCCAAAGCCAAAGCCACAGTTTCAGGAGTGTCCTGCTCAGTCACGGCATAGGCGGCTGAAATCTGAGTTTTCCCCGCTTCGTACCAAACACCGACAACACCTGAAGGCGCCCCATCAGACGGAAAAGCAATGCAAACAGCTTGCGCACTCTGCTTCACCGACACCGTGGGCAGAACACGCGCCTGAACCTGCCAGGGGCGCCCCAAAGGCTCAGGCACAACAATACCTTTCTGAGGTGCCAGTGTGACCGTCAGGAAATCCGTATTATTCCGAATATTTTGAGCTGCAAATATATCACTCGGCAAAAGCCACCCGCGACGAACGATCGTCTGCCGCCCCGTTACAGACGGCTCTTCGAGCCCTTCTGGATATAAAATTCCCGCACACACATAAGCCAGAGCCAATCCGACCTGAGAAGCATCCGCCATTTTTCTCTCCTCAGACCTGTTGCAGAGACATGGTGCAACGCAAACCCCAGTCCGACATCTCGGCAGCGTTAATCGTGTACGTCGTATCCAGATCCGTCGTGACCGTCATATAGGGTTGCAACACGATGCCCGGCAGCCGCGGTAAATACATGACAAACTGCCCAGGCTTGGCTGAACCCGGAATGCCACTCCCAGACCCCTCCCCTTTAGACCGCAAAACAATCGCAGCAGGACATTCCTCCACGATGTTCCCTTGCGTCCCAGAAACGCCACTGATCTCTACAGTCCGATTACATGCCACACATAGCGGAGGCCGAAGGTCATCCACGGCCGCAACAAAAAACGTATTTCCCCCGCAAGTCAGAATATCTCCGACCACAGTATCTTCACGGCAATCCGTAAGCACATATTCCATAACCCCACCCCAATTGGGAGATCGGGAGAATGTAAAGTCAGCACTCGAATCAAAAGCGAGCATCGGGTGGGCATAAATATTTTGCATGGGAGACAACGGATTATCCGGCCGGTATTGCTCTCCGGAGCAACCTAAAATCCCTGCCGCTTTTGCATACCCTCGACAAAGTCTGGACGCGATCTGTTCCGCCCGCATCATGCCCCCTTCAGATGACGACCAATCGGCCATCCTGCAATTCCAAACCGCCTGTCACCCCAAGAAACGCGCATAAACGCCGACGCCATAACGTCAGAAGCATCACGCGATCACGCACTTCATGACCGTTATGATACCAACTCGCAGCCTGTGCCGTGTCCAGATTTTCAGACGCCCCTAAAAGAGCCGTTTCCAACGGGTAAAGCTGTGAAAGGTACAAACGTACCTGCTGCAGTTCTGCGCCAGACAAGCTGTTAATCCGCCATTCCAACGCTCCCTCAACCTGAAAGAAGCGCCAGGATTCCTGCCCTGTCTCCCGCGATCCAATTGCCGGATACCCGCAGAATCGCCGAACATCGACCTTTTCGCCGTCCGTCAATGGGCCCGAGGAAAGGCTTGCAGTCCCAGACATATAATCCTCCTCCACCAGAAGAACCCCCATGGAATCATGGGGGTTCGAAATCAGCTTAGAAGGTCATGCCAAGCGCATCTGTGCCCAGGCTCTCAATGATAACACCACGCTTGAGATGGCTGTTCGTCGCCGTGGGAATAACGTTCGTATCTGCCGTCACATCCGTCGGTAGCGCGAAACCCCCAATCCAGTACCAGGACTGAGCGATAATCTGACGCAGTCGATCCAGTGGCTCACGCGTCACCATTGCAACCCCATCCACCATCTCAATCAGTGCGCGATCAGCGTCTGGGATGTCCGAATGGCCGGTCAGCGCACAGTCACCCTCGATCAGAGCCCCCTGGCCCAACAGCAGAGCACGATGAATAGGACCGGCACCAAGAGAAAGCTGCTGAGGGGCCTCTGTCGTCGGAATAAACCGAACACCCAGTAGCTCAATCACCTGTCCGGAACGATACTCTTCCGAACCATACGCTCCCCGATAAAGATGCTTGAAATCATCGTCACGGAACAGCGATAGAAGCTGAATATCATCCAGATAACAATGATATGCCCCATTGATCATAGGAACGTTGTTACGGCGAAGCGTCGCAACACCAGCCAGAACCTGCTGAATACCCAGCGTATCCGCGAGACCGTTTGCACTCGCCGTCTGTAGAGCTGCCGTCGTCAGACGGCCATTCGGACGGATCACCTTCGGTGCCGTTGCCGCAACCACCGGCTGACCAACGGCCCCATCCGCGACAGACACGCTGCTGGAGAACGTCATCTGCCCGGAAATTCCGCCCGGCGCGGTAGAAACATTGGTCGCATCCGCTACCACGCGAACAAGCGTGTACACATCCGAACCAACAGTCACAGTCATGCCATTGCTGGATCCAATCAGCGTAACCTGACCATTAACGATGAC